GCCGAAGGCAAGCAAGCCTTGATCGATATCAAAGACAAAGCAAAGCCATTACCTATCCCCGAGATCAGTAGTGTCGAGGATTACTACAAAGAATTAAACTTCATCTACGAGAATGGCTATCCCAAAGGAGACAATTTGGATTATCTGGAACTTGACCAACTGATTTCTTGGAAGCGCGGACAGTTCGTAGTGGCCTCGGGCATCCCTGGTAGCGGTAAGAGTACGTTTGTAGACCAAGTTTGTATTCGATTGGCCTGTCGTAAGAACTGGAAGTTCGGAATGTTTAGCCCAGAAAACGATAACAAACTAAAATCGATTCGTATGGCAGAACAGATCGCAGGTAAACCCGTGCATGGCAATAACCGAATGACCAAAGAGTTATTTGAAAGAGCCTTGGAAATAATTAACAGTAAGTTTTATTTCTATGACACCAACAACCTTGATGATTACAAAATTGACAACCTTCTACGTATCGCTAAGAATCTGATACGCCAGCGCGGAGTGGACTGCATAGTCTTTGACCCATTCAACTACATCGAAAGTGATTCTAAGGAAGAAATCATGAACGAAAAGATCGGTAAGATGCTCGTCAAAATGAAAAAGTTCGCTCTGACCAACGATGTGTTAATCGTTTTGATAGCCCACCCGCGCAAGATGGGTAAGAATGCGCAGACAAACGAGTACGATGTGCCTCGTCTCTATGATATTTCTGGCTCCCACCACTTCTTTAACGTCTGTGACAACGGATTTGTGGTGCACCGGCAATACCAAACTGGCCTTGTAGAAATACACGTACAGAAAATCAAACACTACTTCATGGGCAAAGTAGGTAACGTAACAATGGACTTTGATCTGCCCAGCGGTAGATACAAGGAACAAACTGAAATATGGACAAACGAAATCGACTACAATGACACCAACAACCTCTTTGATCAGTTCTCTCAGATACATTTCTAGAAGGAAAATAGACGTTGAATATATCAATGTCAACCCCAATACTTACATCCGAATGCAAAGTGCAGCAAAAGCCCTTAAGAATTTGGAATGTTCTCTGCACCCCAACCACTTCATTCTGACAATGAATGATTGTAAATTTCTAATCTACAGTCGTAACTGGCGACGTTCTCACAACATTCACAGTTACTACTTGATTGAAAATGGCATGTACTTCTTTGACTATCTAATCAAACTGAAAGATGAAGACAGTAGTCTATGACATTGAGATATTTCCGAACTTCTTCTGTTACATGGATATTGACATCGAGACAGGAGAAGAAAAACTGTTCGTGATTCACGAGTCGCGCAACGATTTGGAAGCAATGATTCACTACAACTGTCTGCCTAAACTACGAATTGGATTCAATAACTTATACTTTGATGCCCCGGTGCTTGAAATGGTAATGAATAATTACTCGTTATTTCAAAAACTGAGCCCCGAGCAGTTACTGAATTCTCTTTACCATCAAGTTCAAGTCTACATTCAAAACGAAAAGAAGGAAAAGTTCCAGGGAAAGTATGAGATTGACCTGTTTCTGATCAATCACTACAATAACAAGGCTCGTAGCACGTCATTAAAAGCCCTCCAGTGCAGTATTTATTGGGAGAATGTACAAGACATGCCTTTGAAATTTAATGAGCCTGTACCCGATTCTTTGATTGACGAGGTGATTAAGTACAACCGCAACGACGTTCTCTCTACCAAGGCATTCTATGAACTGAACCTTGACAAGATAGAATTCCGCAAAGAGTTAAGCCGGGTGTATAAAAAGAACATGATCAACTTCCCAGACATCACCATTGGGGAGGAGATATTTCTTCAGTACATCAAGAAGGAAAGCGGAGTGAGTCGCAATGATCTGAAGGCTAAAATCAAGTTTGACAAGGAAGTCGATTTGAACAAATGTATTCTGCCCTATGTTAAATTCAACAGCGATGAGTTGAACGACCTGCTGAAGAAGGTGCGGTGGACGGTGGTCAACGATAACAACAAACTGAAATACAACGTCACCTACCGGGGCTTTCGCTACGACTTTGGCGTAGGTGGAATTCACGGATGCATTACGCCCGGGGTCTATGACTCTGACGATGAGAAAATCATCATCGACTATGATGTAAAATCCTATTATCCTAACCTTGCCATTCAAAACGGCTTACACCCAAAGCACATCCCCAAAGATGTATTCATCAATGTGTATCGCAAGTTATTCGAGGAAAGGGTCGAGGCTCAAAGAAAGAAGGACACAGTAAAGGATGACGGCTTGAAACTCAGTTTGAACGGGGTGTTTGGAAAGACAGGAGAATCAACCAGTGCCTTCTTTGACCGGTATTATTTCTACAGCATCACCTTAAATGGTCAGTTGACTCTGGCGATGCTTGCTGAGTGGTATGCGGATGGGGTGCCAGACATTGAAATCCTACAAATCAACACCGATGGTATCACCATACGATGCAATCGATCAAGCGTAAAGACTCTGGAAGCCATCAATAACAGATTCATGAAACTCACTGGCTTAATCCTTGAGAGCAGCGACTACAAAAAGATGGTTATTTTTAACGTAAATAATTATTTAGCCGTTTCGATGAGTGGAAAAATTAAACGAAAGGGTATCTTTGAAACGGTAAAAGACTTTCACAAAGACAATTCATTTTTAGTAGTAGCCAAAGCATTAGAACAATACTTTTTAAACAACATACCAATAGAAACAACTGTAAAACAAAACACCAACATATATGATTTTTGCGGAAGATATAAAGCGACTAAAGGCTGGCATGCCGAGTACAACTACTCGAAGGAAAACACAGTTATTACGGAGAATCACGGCAAAGTTCTTCGGTTTTACTCGACAACGAAAGACGGGGGCACTTCGTTCAAAGTATGCGAAGACGGACGAGTACACCACCTTCTAGCCAACCAAAAAACTGTCTTGTTCAACCGGTACTTTAGTGTACCCAAGTTCGAAGATTACAATCTGCATTACGAATTTTACTTTCGAGAATGCTACAAAATCATTGATGAAATCGAACCCAAACAATTAACCTTATTTTAAATGCCTACCGTAGCAGAATTTACCGCTGAGATATTGGAGTTAGTAGTTCACCAACTGGAACTCGACTCCTTAGAAACGAATCGCATCATTCGCGCGATCAATAGAAATGCCTTTTACCTAAAGTATAAAAATCGTACGCTGAATCCTATCACTACCAAACCCCAACGACCGAGCATGATCATCGTCTACAACGTGCTGAAGACGATCGATAGGCAGGTCATTGATTGTGCGTGCATAGTACACACGATTTCCATATTGGATTTCTGTGGCAACAGAAGAAAGGAAGAGTTTGTAGATTGTCGAAGGCAGGTCATGTATTATATGAGGAACGAACTACACTACACCTACGAAAAGATTGGCACGATCTTCCGCAAAGACCACAGCACAGTGATTCATTCGGTAAAGCAACATGAAAATTTCATGCAGTCTTCGAAGCACTATGCCAAAGTCTACGAGAAGGTAAAAGAAGACATCCTTGTTACCGTCGTTCCACACGAATCTCTTTCCACACCCTAACGGCTCGGCCGTCTACCATCTCAATGAACGGGATTTTCTTGACCTCTAACTCGGGTCCAGTATCCCGTTTACCTTTTTCGATGATCTGTCGGTGGTAAATTTCTGCTGAGACCATAGCATCCACGATATCCGTGTTGTCTACTAGGTAAAGTTTGGCCTCTTCAATGATTTCCATAAAATAAACTGAGTCCCAGTACTTTCTTAAGTAATCGATGATGTATGAGTTGGCTCTCTCTCCTGTATGATCGTTCTTATACCATCCAAAGGAGCGTTCTCCGCTAACGAAAACCTTTCCCAGTAGCGATGGTCGCTGTGCCAAGAGATCGAGTCTGTTACGCTGTTTATAGTGATCGAGGATTACACCTCCTCGGTTTACTTCAATCATCACCTTTGCCTTGCCATAATAATCTTGAAGCAGGATGTTGTTGTGCATGATGATATCTGGGTCCAGCGCGCGCTCTTTGTAAATAGCAACGTAGCGGTTGGTGTCTAAATTCTTCACCACAATACAATTGTCAGAGCCATCATTCAACTTCGACGAGACGAATGGAATCGGGTCCATGCCACAGATGTATTTGTGAAGCGGGTTGAAGCGTTCCAAAATCAGAATCTTGCCGTTTTGTACTGGACTCACCTGCAACTTTTCGTTTACATCGCGCGACAGGTTACACTTTTCTATTGGCGGGGGGCTTCCGAGAATAATCCTTTCTTGCTCGTTTAATTTAGCCATCACATCCGCAGGTAAAGCACCCTTTGCATTGGCACTAAATACTTCCTGGATATCCAATGGATACTGTTTGATGAAAGAATCCAAGAAACTCTTATCCTCAAGTTTATTTAAGTTGTCGCGGGTTCTCAGAATCCACTCAGTAGCAATCTTTTCATCACTCCATCCATTAGGACAGAAGTTAATTATCTTTCCTGTTTCCTTACCTCTTGCATCAAGTTCTGGCGCCGCCGTAATACCCATCCATCCCGGCAAGAAAACTGTAAGCATCTTGATCGTTTCCGCATTCCGCCAAAGTTCTGCTCCTTTCTTCTGACCTATCACCGAAGATTCCCCGGCACTTCCTCCCATAACAATAGGAGCCACCTTCATGAAACCTTTCTTTGTTGACGCCTGTGCCGAACGATACACTACATCTGCCTTAGGATGAAGAAAGAACTCATCCAAAAAGATATGCATCGCACGAAACGCTTCCAATGACTGAGGGCTATCCACCGTGTCACGGGTAATAATCTTTGAGTCAAGTCCAGAGATTGCTCCTGTCTTTTGATCCAACTGACCCATATGCAGGTAACCGCTCTGACGTGTACTAATAACCGAAGGTCGGATGTAATCGTCCAAGCCATCATAGATTACACGAGTCTTGTCCTTGAACATTTCCTCGAGTCGCGTTTTATCCGCGGAGGTGAGCAGAGAAGTAGATCCGGGATTGGTCAATGATATCCATACAGGAATCACTCCCCCAAAGGTCAGAGACAAACCTGCCTCACGTCGTTTGGTAACCATCAAATCCCAATATGTATTTCGGGCTTCGTCGTAAGATTGGTAGATCAAATCGTCCAAGTCACGCCAAATAGGTTTGATTCTGAGACCCGTGGCTTCCTTGATTGTAGCCTGACTCAGAAAGAAATACTGAGCCCCCGTCAATCCAAATCGGCCGGTGCGCCAGAATTCCATCTCGGTGTTCCACCAGATATCCTTTTCTTTGCGAGTGGCGTTGGGGTTAATGAGGTATTTAGCCGCCCAATCCTCGTAGACGAACTTTGAACTCTTCTGTTTAGTTAGGATTTCCATTATTTTTTCTTACCTGCCATGCGATCGATAAACGATACTTCGCTATCGACTACTTCCTCGGAAGGATATGCCTCTAGTTGGGCGAGTTTCAGACTCTTATTGATTTTATCCCCTGCCTGTAGCAACTGGAATAAAGCCTTGTAGTAAGGGTCATCTAAATCAATCTCTTTGCTTTTTACTGCATCCATCAACTGACGGGATGCGGATACCAAAGTTCCATAGAAATCTTTGGCTGGGTCAAACATCTGAACTTGAATGCGTTCAATCGCTTCGTCCTCAGTTATGTTGACCTTTTTGAGAAACGCTTTTAGTTTGTCCATTTTTTATTTCAGTAATTGTTTTCTTTAACTGTTCAATTTGTTTTTGAACTTTGTTTGCTTCGATAGGATTTTGCTGTTGGTTATAGTAATCATGCCACGCTACCAATTCCTCTAGTTTTTTAAATAGTGATTCTAAGTTATTCATTTTTATTCATCTGATCGTATAGTTTATCCAAATACCACTTGGCTTTAGCAATGTCTTCTAAACCATTCTTTTCCTCGCATCTCCAAAGATACTTAATAATATTGCCTGTGCAATAGGCTTCTAAGCCTGTTTTGTTAATTGTAGCCGCCTCGATCGCATCAATGCACTCTACCTTCCCGTTCTTGTAATAAGCGGGATTTACCTTTTCTTCAAAACTCATGTCAAATAATTAACTTTAAAATAAAAAGTACGGTGGTTCCAATAAACCCGTACTTGTAAAACTTCATTGCCTGGTCCTTGCGATCAATGACCCCGTTTAAACGAACGATCTCGTACTTGCAGGTGTCCAGTGCCTTTTTGTAATTTGGAACGATTGTGTCCTTGTACAAACTCAATTGCTGACTGTCTAATAGAATGATGGTCTTCAGACTTACCACTCTCTCTCGAGCCTTTATTCCTTTGAGAAATTCATTATTCAACTCCTTTAAGGGTAAGCTGTCTACTGATTGTGAGTAGATATTTTGTGCCATCAATGTCAGGCATAGTGTCAATAGCAATTTGAATTGTGTCATATTTTAAATTGAGTTGTTCGTAGACTTTGTATTCCTCGTGCTTCAGCCGGTCTAGTGAATCTATTTTGCTGAATACGACTTCGTTGTGCTTTTCAATTGAATCCAAATAATGTAGGATTTCACTTTTAGTATCTGGCTCCTTCTGAAAGAACATCTGATAACCCAGCAAACCGATTAAGATCGCCAGTAAAATTGGTGTAAGAAACTTCATGATTTGTGCTTATAACTGGCAACGGCATAGCCCAATAGCCATAGAACTATACAGAAAATTACTCCAAATAAAAACCCTTGCGTCATTTTTTCTTTGCTGTTTTTGCAGACTGGATGAATGCTTTGTTTGTTGGAGCACCTTTTGTTCCCGGGTTTCTCATCTTCTCGCCACTCCCGGCTGCAATACGCTTTTTCTTAGCGTTTATGTTGGCGTACAAACCCTTTTTCATCCTTGACCTTTGTACGCCTTACGATAGTTTTTACTTGACTTGAGTTTGCTGTTTTTCTTTTTAGAAACCACACCCGGGCGACTACGCTTGGCTTTTGGTTTCCACTTCGCTAACTCTTTTGAGGGTTTTGCCTTGCCTGCCATTACTTTTTCTTTGGTCTTTTAGAAGCACTTATTGCTATAGC